CGACCTGCCTGAATTCATGGAGCAAACCCTGCAACCCCTGGTGGATGCCGGTATTTTGACCCACGAGACTATTTCACAGATCACTTTTGAGTATTGCGATGCGCATGGAGCCGATGAAAATCACATCGAACTGGGTGATCCTGCCGCCGCCAAATTACTGGAATTGATCGAGGAGAGCAAAAATGGACATCAAATCCAACTCACAGAACCCTGATCTCGAGCGCCGCTATGTGGAGATGACCCTGCGTGCCGCAGGCGACGAGAAACAACCTGTCATCGAAGGCGATGCGGCTGTCTTCGGCGTCGAAACGGTGATTGGCCGCTGGTTTCGCGAGAAGCTCCGGGCGGGCGCGTTCACGCGAGTCCTGTCCGAGAAGCCGGATGTGATCGGTGCATTCAACCACGATTGGACCTATGTGCTGGGACGCACCACGGCGGGGACACTCCATTTGGAGCAGAGTGATAAGGCATTGACTTATTCCATCGACGTGAACCCCGCCGATTTCCAGGCGATGAGTGTTTGGGAGAAAGTTAAGCGCGGGGACGTAAGCCAAAGCTCCTTTGCTTTTACGGTCCGCAATGAGGAGTGGACCGAACCGCCCGACGATAGCGATCAACAACTCGCCCTGCGCGAGATCGTCGAGATCGGTAAATTATTCGATGTCGGGCCGGTGCCCTTCGCGCAATATCCCGAAACCAGCGCCCAGGCCCGTTCGAAATCTGAAACATTTTCACCGCAACCCCCTGCTCAGGCTGCACCGGACGGTGCAGAAGAGGTGCAGGCCCGCCAGAAGGCGCGCCGCCGCCAGGTGGAACTGGTGGAACGATCCATCTATATCAAGTAAGGAGAATCCATTATGAACGAACGTGAACTTTTAGCCAAACGCGCGACCCTGATCACTCAGGCGCGTGCCTTGCTCGAAGTGGCAGAGAAGGAAACCCGCGATCTGACCACCGAAGAGCAGACCAATTATGACGCCATCTTTACCGATGTCGCCAAACTCGAACAGAAGATCGAGAATATCCGAAAGTTGGGCACCGCAGACGATGCGAATTTCCGCACCAGTGAATCAGTTCGGCCTGATGGCGGGCAAGCTGCCAGCCCCGATGAAGAAAGAATCATCAAGGCACACAATGCATATCTACGCAGCGGCGTGATCCTACCTGAATTACGTGCCTTACAAGCCGATTCAGATGCAGCGGGCGGTTTTTATACATCTCCCCAGCAGTTTGTCAATAAGCTCATCATAGCCATTGACAACCTGGTGTATATCCGCCAATGGGCCACGATGAACACTGTGACCAGCTCGCAATCTCTAGGTCTTCCCTATTTGACCAATCCAGACGATGCTGATTGGACCGCCGAACTTGGCACCGGGAATGAAGACAGCTCGATGGCCTTCGGAAAGCGTGAGTTGCATCCCAAACCACTGGCCAAGCGCATCAAAGTTTCGAACAAACTTTTGAGACTAAGCCCGGACGTTGAAAGCCTGGTGATCGCCCGCCTGGCGTATAAATTTGCGGTGTCATTGGAAAAAGCCTGCTTGACAGGTTCCGGCGCAAACCAACCGTTGGGCGTTTTCACCGCATCCAATGATGGTATCGATACCAGCCGCGATGTTAGCACCGGCAACACGACCACCAGCATCCAGACTGACGGTTTGATCGAGGCGAAGTATAGTATCAAGGCGGGTTATTGGAAAAACGCAAAATGGATATTCCATCGTGACGCAGTCAAGCAGCTAGCAAAACTCCAGGACGATGAAGGCCGCTATCTGTGGCAGAACGCCGTCCAATTGGGACAGCCGGATATGCTTTTCGGTGTCCCGCTGTTCGTGAGCGAATATGCCCCGAACACCTTCACCACTGGCCTGTATGTGGGCATCATCGGCGACTTTTCATTCTGTTGGTGTACCGATGCGCTTGATTTCAGCACGCAGCGTCTGAACGAGTTATATGCCGCCACCAACCAGACCGGCTTCATTGGCCGCATGGAAACTGATTGTATGCCAGTTCTGGCTGAAGCATTTGTACGTGTGAAGCTGGCATAGCCCCCCCTGCCGCTAAAGCGGCATCCCCCCAAATATCGACTTCGTCGAGATTTATGGGGAAGTCCATTAGCAAATTAAGGAGAAAAAACATGTTTACTGAAAATTGCAAAATCATGGAGGTCGGTGTTCCTGTCGCTGCTGCAAGTAGCACCGATAGTAATTCGGACATTCTGGACATGACCGGTTTTGATGGGGTTGTGTTCATCGCCCCGATCGAGGATAGTGTTTCAGGCGGTGTTGCCACCCTGAAAGCCGAGCAGGATGTCGCCAATGCCGATGCGGGTATGGCGCTGATCACCGGTGCCTCTGCCGCGGCTACGAGTGCCGCAAATGACGACCTAAATGGGAAGATCCTTGTCCTGGATGTGTACAAGCCTCAGGAACGATATGTGCAAGGTGTGCGCGTGAGTGCCACGCAGAACATTGCCTTCGGCACATTAATCGCCATCCAATACAACGGACGGTTCAAACCACCCACCGAGCACGCTTCGATTGCCGAGCTGGTTGCGCTCGTGGCGCCGCCACTCTAAGGCGTCAGCGTCCAGTCCCTACCCTTTTTTGGAAGGGAATTCGCAAGGAGAAATACTATGACAAAGCAATCCGTTGCTTTCGATGTTGAGAAATATCTGGTTTTGACGGGCATTCCGCGTGGGCCGAAGAGCAAAGTATACGTTGTGGACCCGGTGAATGGCTCGGACAGCAACGTGGGTATGAGCTTCAAATCCCCGCTTCTGACGGTGGCCGCGGCCTTTGCCCTGTGTGTTGGTGACCAGCACGACGTTGTGCTGATGATTTCAGGCGATACGGCGGATATTCCCACCGCGGCGATCAACTGGAACAAGGATTACACCCACCTGATTGGGTTGTCGAGCGACCTGCCCGGCCTTGGCCAGCGATGCAGAATCGTGGGCACAGCAGGCAACGACCTGACGCAGGTAATCACGTTCGCCGGAAACGGCTGTGTCGTGAAGAATATCCAGTTTTATAACGGCGCGGATGCGGACGTGGACAGCGGCGCGGTGATTATCACCGGCGACCGGAACCATTTCAAGAATTGCTTCTTTGCCGGAATGGGACATGCAACCCCTGGAGCACGTGCAGGAAGCTGGTCTGCCAAGTTGACCGGCGCGGCCGAGAACTTCTTCGAGGATTGCGCATTCGGACTGGATACGATCCTGCGCGCGGCTGCGAATGCTGAACTGGTGATGGCCAGCAGCTCAAAGAACATCTTTCGCCGCTGCATGTTTATGAGTTACAGCGAGACCGCGGGCAAGTTCATGGTGTCGCTCGATAACTCCGCGGCCGGGCTGAACTCATTCCAGGACTGTCTGTTCTATAACCAGTCCGTGAACTGGGCAGCCCCGATCGATAATGCGTTCACGATCATCGGATCGGGCGCAACGTACTATATCGACCTATGCCGGTGCCGTTTGGTTGGCATCGATGGCTGGTCGGATGTGGTGACGCGCATGTATACCAGCGACCCGCTGCCGCATGCGAGCGCGGGCGTGCCAACGGTCCCGACGACGTAAGCCCCGGCCCCTGACCCCCACCCTACCCTCCCCCAAATACCCTTCGGGATATTTAGGGGAGGAATAAGGAGAGTGAATTATGGCGATCAAACGACATACAGTTACAGTAACCACCGCCAGCAGTGGTGCAGCCACAGCTTATTCGCCGGTGCTCAGCGGACGACTTTCGCAGATCCGTTATGTGAAGACGGATTTTGCCAACGGTGTGGACTTCACGATCACCGCCGAGAGCACCGGCGAGACTTTGTGGACGGAAGCGGACGTGAATGATTCCGCGACACGGGCTCCACGTCAGGCGACGCACAGCACAGCGGGCGTAGCTGCCTTATATGCCGGGTCCGGACAGGCCGTGAACGACAAGATCGTGCTAGCTGCGGACCGCGTGAAGATCGTGATCGCATCCGGTGGCGATACCAAGACAGGCACATTCCACATCGTTGTGGAGTAACGGAGTCAAGCATGTCCCAATGGAGCACAGTTTTCGAATCCGTGATGGATACCCTGGATATCGATGGGACCAAAAATGAGTTAATCCGCGGCCTGCTGCATGCATTAATCAAGTCATGGGAATACGAAAATAACTGCCTGATCTGGATCACGAATGTCCCCGGTGGAAATATCTTCGGCTCCACTGTTGTTTTTGTGAACAATAAAATAATCAGCAAGCTGGGATGGACCTTTGCGGAATGGGAAGATGGCACTGCCCCGCTGGCCGTCTTCGATACCGAAGAAACCGAGCTCATTAAATTGCATCTCAATGCCAAATCCAGCCTGCCAATTCCGGTGCACGTCCGCAAGAAGACCACACTGCCGGGCCAAATTGGCGATGATTATGTGATGTATTTTCACCACGACCTGCCCTACAGCCTGCGTTTGACTGTGGCTGTACCCAAGACCTAAGACCCCACCCCCTACCCCTCCCCAAATGGAAGAACACAATTTGGAGAGGGGGGAGAAGAGAGAAAACCATGAAAATCAAAATGAAAACATTGTACGCCGGGCCCACCGGCGTGATGGAAGCCGGGAAGACTTATCTGGTCAATCCCGATGTGGGACTTGCGCTCGTCCAGGGTAAATTCGCCGAGGAGATCGGCAGTCCCTTATCTGTGGAGGCCGAGGCCGTCCCTGCTGAAGCTGCGGTATCCCAGCCCGATGAAGTCATCGAGACTACGGATGCGCCGGTGGAACCGGTCGAGCAGGCGGTCAAGCCGCGCGCCAAACGGAGATACTAGCTCTGAGTCTGTTTCCATAGAAACGTTATGACGATCAACTACGCTCAACTCTTTTGCACGGTGGCGGACCTGGTGGCCGACAAGCAGGCGCCGGGGGTGGATGAAGCGCGCATGTTCCAGGCGATCAAGGAGGCCAGTGCAGCCATCGATGAGAAGATCGGATGGTTCCTGCCTGTGACGTTGACCCGCTCGTTTTGCGGACGCGGTTCGAAGACGTTGTTCGTGCCGCCGCTGCTGGCGATCACATCCATTCTCAATGATGATGTGACGCTGACAACCGCCGATTATATTCTCAAACCAGATGATGGGTTCTGGGCGAACGGTCCGTATGCACGGATACTGGTGGACCCGGATGCCACGCTGCTGTCTGCGTGGTGGAATGAATTGGATGGCGTGCAGATCACCGGGCGTTGGGGCAAGTACGAGCGCAGCGGCGCCATCGATGCGACGGTGCAGGATACGACCCAGCAGAGCGCCACGCAGTCGACTCTGAAAGTTTCGAACGGCGGTGTGGTCTCGCCCGGGATGGTGTTGCCGCTCGGAACCGAGCAGGAAGCCATTACCGGCTGGGATGCCCCGACCGCGGCAGTCACCGCCCTGAATGGGGCGATCAATGCATCCGACCAGATCATTACTGTGGATAATGGCGCGCTGGTGAATATCGGCGAAAACATCCGAATCGGTTTCGAGCAGATGAGAATCCGGGACAGGGAAACCCACCAGCTTGAGGTGATCCGCAGCTGGAATGGGACGCGGGCTGTGATCCATGCCGATGATGCGGCTGTGGATGTGTACCGCACGGTGAAGGTGGAACGCGGGGTGAACGGCACGACCGCGGCGACGCATGTCAACGGTCTGGCACTCTCACGATACTTCGTGCCGGATGACATCCTGTTTCTGGCGAAGGAACTGGCGACACTGAGCGTGAACAAGGCGCAAAGCGGTTACCAGGGGCGGACCGGGAACGACGCTACTGGTGTAGTCTTCTTCAACGATGCCTTCCCGCAATTCGATATCGAGTTCGTGCGGAAGAAATATTCCATCCCGAGGGCCGCATGAGCATCCAGGCAAAACTTACTTCCACGGACCTGAACCGTCAGATCGAGCTGCTAAAGTATTACCCGGAGGTGTTGAAGAAACATTTCAGACCGGTGCTGAAGCGAAACGTACAGGCATTGGAGTCGCGCATCCGCCCGACGATCCCGCGTGAGACCGGATTGGCGGAAAGCACCTTCGATTCAAAAGTGCTTGGCACCGGCGTGAATATGACCGGGCTGGTGGGCTGGCGCGATGCAGATGACCCCTGGTACACGAATGTGGTGGAGTATGGCGCAAAGCCGCATGAGATGGATACATTCGCGCCCGGGCTTGGAAAATACATCACGCGTCATCCCGGATTCTCGAAGCGCGGTTTTATGGCAGCCGGATTTTCGGCAATGAAACCGGTCATCGAGGCACAGATGGCGAACGCGGCTGAGGAAGTGGTGAAGGAGCTGGCGCTAAAATGATCGTTGATTGGATCGATCAGGTTGCGAAGGCGTTCGAGATCAGCGACCCGCGTTTTGGAACAGTGCTTTCATACAAGCTGGTGGAGAATGCGGATTTTCCGAGTTCCATAGATCCGGCCACGCTGAGCAATCGACCGGTGGCATTGACGATCCCTGCCTGGTTGAGACCGGAGTACAGCCTGGGTGGTCCCAGGATTGGATTTTATACCGGCGTGACGGAGTTCCACGTGGCACCCAGCACGGATAAGGGACTGATGCCATCCCTGATGCCCTGGTATGGCTTGATCCTGCGAGCGGCGGCCAGTCACGTGACACTGAATGGCACTGTGGAATTATTTTTAATCGATGACCGCGAGGATGCGATCGCGGGTCCGCTTAGTTTGAAGTATGGCAACGAGGCCGAGCATTGGGGATTCCTGGTCCGCTGGCGCGTGAAGGAAATATTGAATGATTTGACGGTGAGTGCATGAATTTCTCACCACAAAATGTCACAATCCCGCTCTCTTCATTCTCCCTTTGGGCAGAGAGCGGGACAAAGAGACACTAAGGAGAAACATTATGGGCAATGAATTTTGGAACAGGATTGAGTATGGAAAAGAGGCGGCGGCCACACACGGGACACCGGTGGCGGCCACGAAGTATTGGATCGGGCAGATGCCCGCGATCAAGACAGACCGCAGACCGACGTATCCGAAAGAGCATTTCGGTGTGCGGGCCGATGCGTTCCGTGGCGTGATCCACCAGTATTTGTACGAGAACACGCTGCAGACCGAGCATGGCGCTTTCCAGCATTTGCCTTTGATCGGTGGATGCGGCGTGAAGGGCAACGTCACTGCGGTGGAGCAGACCGGTGGGCAGGGTGATTATCTGTGGGATCTGACGCCGAACCTATTAGGCGCCAACAACCCGGATTCCTTCACCACGCGTTTTGGCGACAACGTGCAGGCATATATCGCCGAATATTGCATGGTCCAGCGGATCCGTCTCAGCGGGCAGGTGGCACAGGGCATGGATGCCAGCCCGGTCAACATCGAGGCAGAATTCTTCGGCAGGCAGATCCAAGCCAGCACCTTCACAAGCCAACTGGAAACGGCGACGATTGTGGGAACCATCACCCAGAGCGGCAACGCCACGGTGACGATCACCGCGGCAGGGATGAATAACAGTCCCAAGGCGATCTCAGTGGCAGTGCTGGATGAGGATACTGCGGCTGAGGTAGCCACGAAGATCCGCACGGCCTTGAATGCCGATACGGATGTTACCGTTTTGTTTACCGTGGGCGGGACGGGTGCAGATGTGACGCTGACCAAGA